CCGCTCCGACACCTACCTATTACAGGGGGAGTGCCGGGCAGGCAAGGCCCAGCGAGGAGAAAAAGTGAACATCATCGAGAAGCGCCGATCTGAACTCGGCATCAGTCAGCGGCGACTCGCCGAGATGATCGGCGTGGAGCGGTACACCATCAGCAAGTGGGAGAGGGGCCACCGCAGGCCAGACCCGCAGGTGCTCTCGCGCCTGTACCTGGCTCTCGGGCTTGACGCAGAGGAGATCGCGAGCCTCTACCTGCGCGAGGAGACGCCGTGACCGAGCACACCTACACGATCCTGCTCGACCCACGCGGCAAGGGCCGGCCTGTGTTCACGCGGTCAACGGGGCACGCACGCACGCCAGAGACGACGCGCTCATGGGAGCACGAGGCCGCGCACCAGCTCCGCGAGCAGCACGGCGACGTCGGCACGCTCGACGGCCTGTCGCCCATGTGGGGCGTCCGCATCGCGGCCTACCATCCTCGTCCGAAGACGCGCCCCGGCTACCTGCCTCGCGCGCTTTGGTCCGTCGCTGACTACGACCTACCTGCGACCTCGCGGCACGATCTCGACAACGTGGTGAAGATCGTGCTCGACGCGCTCCAGGTTGGCGGGGTCATTCTGAATGACCGCTGCATCGTCGCCATCGACGCGGCGTCGTGGTTCGCCGGCCACGGTCAGCGCGGGCGGGTCGAGGTGACGCTTACGGAGGTGACTCCGTGAGCAAGCATCGCACGAGGTGGACAGACGAGGAGAAGGACACGCTCCGCAGTCTTACGCGAGAGGGCCATACCTACGCGCGCATCGCGGAGATGATCGGGCGCACCGAGCACGCCGTTAACATCATGGCCTATCATCTCGACCTCAAGCACCCGCGCGTCAGGCGGTGGACGGCTGCGGAGCTCGCCACGGCCACGCGGCTCTACCGTGCCGGCAACACGGTGCAGGAGATCGCTCGCATCCTCAAGCGCACGCACACTGGCGTGTCGTCAACGCTGACGTCGCATGGAGTCCTCGACACCAGCAGGCAGGGCTGCGGCCGGCGCAAGAACGACACGCAGGTCTACATCCTTCGAAAGCGTGGCCTGATGATCCGCGAGATCCTCCTGGTGCTCGGCAGGGACGACAGCGAAGGCGCACGGAAGGCCACACGCATGTGGCTGGAGGCATACTGTGAGCGGCTGGGTGTCGAGGTCCCGCCGGCCAGCACGCCGAGGAAGAAGCCCGACATGCAGCTCGTGGAGCAGATCCGCGCGGAGATCGCCTCGCTGACCGGAAGCATGGGCAAGTACACGACATCGATGTCGAATCAAGGTCGGCCCGCTCGAGGTGCAGCATGAGGTGGACACATGCACATGACGACTACCTGCGGGCCTGCGTTGACGAGGGCGTGCCGTACCCGCAGATCGCCGCGCATCTCGGACGCACGCCGTCCGCGGTGAGGTGCCGAGTGTACCGGCTCTACAACAGGGCGCCGCGCAAGCGCCAGTGGTCCGCGATGGGGATCAGCGATGTGCTCCGTCTGCGCGAGCTTGGCCTGACCTGTCGCGAGGTCGGCGACCTGTTCGGCGTCTCGAGGGCGGCGATCGCGAAGTTGATCCAGCGGCACAAGGGTTGACGCTCGCGAGGTGGCTCGGTAGGATGCTCATGTCCTTGTGGGACGCGGACTGATCCTCCGCACGCTGGGGGCGTAAAGCCCCCAGCACCTCCCCCACGAAGACCCCACAAGACCATGAACCTACCTTACGCGCTGCGGTATGCAGCGGCGGGTCTGCGTGTACACCCGCTCTGGGAAGTAGACCCACAAACACAGATCTGTGCGTGCCCGAAGGGCGCAGACTGCACAGAGAAGCAGCGCGGAAAGCACCCGCGCCTCTCTGGCTGGCAGGACAAGGCGACCATCGACGAGGCGCAGGTACGCCAGTGGTGGACACGCGCACCGAACGCAGGCATCGGCATCGCCACTGGGCAGGCGTCGAACCTTTGGGTGCTCGACGTTGACGGGCCTGACGCGATGGCGTGGTATGACGCGAGCGTGATCGAGCACGGACTTACTCCGACGCTCGGAGTGCGAACGTCGCGAGGCGCTCACCTGTACTGGTCGTGGCCTTCCGACGCTGTCGTGCGAAACGCGCAGGGAGTTCGTCCGAACGTCGATGTGCGAGGCGAGGGCGGCTACGTCTGTGCGCCTCCGACGATGCACCGATCCGGCAAGCGATACGAGTGGGTCATGCGCGAGGATGGCTTCATTCCGACCCGCGCAGAGGCTCCCGCGTGGCTTCTCGAGATCGTGAAGGAACGCCCGAAGCCTCCGCTCCCGAAGCCTGTCAGCGTTCCGCGTCGGACAAACTGGACGCGCGAAGCGGCCGACCGCGAGCTGGCCCGCGTGCTGCGTCTCGACCCTTCCGCTCGTCGCCTGCTCGGCGAGCAGCTCGGCGCAGACATTACTGCGCTTCACGTTCGCCACGCACGATGCCCGAACTGCTCCGATAGGTCAGTCTGGTGGACGCTGTCCGGCCCAGGACACGCCAAGTGCTCGCACCTCAACTCCTGCGGGTGGCACGCGCCGCTCGTCACCCTTCTGGCCTAGGACGCACCATGAACCCGACGAAAGACGCGATGCGCGCGATGCTGAACCTTGCCGCGCCGGCCGACGAGGAACCGATCGACCTCGGGCTGGACATGCTCCCGCCACGGATCTCCAACGGCGTGATCATCCCGACGAGGCCGAAGCCTAGCCTCCGCAACCTCGACACCATCCTGCGCGGCGACCCTGTCTTCGCGAAGTCGATCCGCTTCAACGAACTGAAGCAGGCCATCCAGTGGGAAGGCCGCGCGCTGCAAGACCACGACGTCACCAACCTGCGCCTCGCCATCGTGGAGCGGCACAGCGTGGAGTTCACGGCACAGCAGGTCATGGACGTCGTCGGACTCGTCGCTCGCGACAACGCTTTCCACCCTGTGCGGGCGTGGCTCTCGACGCTGGAGTGGGACGGCGTGGAGCGCCTCGACCACTGGCTCACGCGATGGGCAGAGGTGCCCGACTCCACGCTTCATCGGGCCTACTCCCGCAAGACGCTGATCGCTGCCGTCAGGCGGGCGATGGAACCTGGCTGCAAGGCAGACACTGTCCTCGTGCTCCACGGCGGTCACGGCAAGGGCAAGAGCACGCTGTGCCGCACGCTGGCGCATGACGAGACATGGTTCTCGGACACGAAGATCGACTGGGACAGCAAGGAGAAGTACGTCGCCCTCCAAGGCGTGTGGCTCTACGAACTGGCCGAGCTCGCCGGCAAGCGCAAGACCGAGCAGGAGACGGTCAAGAACTACATCTCCTCGGCGACCGACAAGTACAGGCCACCCTACGGCCGCAACACGGTCGAGGTGCCGCGGTCATGCGTGTTCCTCGCGACGACGAACGAAGGCGAGCCGCTCCACGACCCGACAGGGAACCGACGCTGGTGGGTCGTGACGGTCGGCGCTGTGAACCTCGACCTTGTCCGAACAGAGTACGTTCAGGTCTGGGCGGAGGCCGTTGCGGCGTTCAAGGCTGGAGAGCCGCACCATCTTGCTCCGGAGCTCGAGGTCGCGCGCGAAGCGTCGAATGAGACGTATGAGACGCAGGATCCGCTTCTGCCCATGCTGGTCACCTACGCGCGTGAGCACCGATCGTTCACCACGGCAGAGTTCCTCCAGCACTGCGAGATCCCTGCTTCGCAGTGGGCGAGCCACGCGACGAAGGTCGGGATGCTCATGGCGAGGATCAACACGCACGAGCGCGCCGAGCGCAAGGAAGGCGGCGTGAAGATCCGCAGGTACGAACTGAAGCCCTAAAGGTGGCACCCTCCCCAACCTCGGTGGCACCCTTCGTCGGCCAAGGGTGCCACCCGAAAAGGCCCAGCGTCCCTACCTTTTTACCTATGGTGGCACCCTCCCCAACCTTTCTTTAGGAAAACAATCAGAAGGATGGGGAAGGGTAGGGGTCTAGGAAACCCACCCTCAAGGGTGGGAAGGGTGCCACCCGAACACAGGAGTGAACATGCGACGGATCTTTCTGCACGGCGACCAGTACGAGGCCGACCGGACTCTGCACTACTGCGACAGGTGCGACCTGTTCGGGGAGCGAGACCATTTCACGGACTGTCCTCTCGCCGAGCGCAGGGTGCGAGGAACCTGGACGCGAGAGTCCGACGAGGAGCGCCTCGCGCAGAATGAGCGCATGTGGCACCGCGCGCCTTCGGGCCTGCGCCGGCATGTCGTGCTCGATGCACCGAACCTGTTCCGCGGTGATGCTTGACGTCGGCACGCCGTGCCGATACGGCATCGAAGCAGGGGCTGCTAGGGGTCGCTGTCGTGTGGATAGGCGCGTCGGCAGGTGGTCTGCCGGCGTGGCCTATCTGCGTCTGTTAGGGAGCAAGCATGGTCAACAAGGTGATCCTCGTCGGCAACCTCGGGCAAGACCCAGAGACGCGCCACACGAACGGCGGCAACAGCGTCACGCAGCTGCGCCTCGCGACGACGGAGAAGTTCAAGGATCGCGACGGCGCCATGCAGGAACGCACCGAGTGGCACACGGTGATCGTGTGGGGCAAGCAGGGCGAGGCGTGCGGGCGCCACCTGACGAAGGGCCGGCAGGTCTACGTCGAGGGCCGGCTCACGACCCGCAAGTGGCAGGACAAGGAAGGCAAGGACCGCTACACCACTGAGGTCATCGGCGACAACGTGCGGTTCCTCGGGCAGGGCCAGCGGGAGAATGACAAGGCACAGCCTCTCCCGACCGATGACCTCGGCTACGGGAACGGGCCGTGGTGAAGGTCAAGTTCGAGGTCATCGCCGGCGGGCCGTGGCTCGGCTGGACTACGTGGGACCAGTACGGTCGCGCGGTGGAGGACGTCACGCTAGACACGATGGCGGTGACGTCGATTCACTCGCGGTACGATGGCGTGACGCGGGTCATCACGACGACGAGCGTGCTGCTGGTGCATGAGACGATCAGCCAGGTCACACGCTGGGTCATCGCTGCTCGACGCGGGCTGGCGCACGCTGACGAGGTCTACGCTGAGGATGTGCCGCACCCGGAGGCGAGCGAATGAGCGACCGTCTTCGCGCACAGCCGCTCACGCTCGCGCAGGCGAACGAGCTCGTCGCGCAGCTGCACAGGCATCACAAGCCGACGCGCGGTCATCGCTTCTCGATCGGAGCATACGACGGCGACCGGTTCGTCGGTGCGGTCATCGTCGGTCGGCCTGTCGCTCGCATGGTCGATCAGTACGCTGTCGCTGAGGTCACGCGCCTCGTGACGGACGGCACGCGCAACGCATGCAGCTTCCTTTACGGTCGCGCCGCGCAGGCCGCGCAGGCGATGGGCTTTGAGGCCATTCAGACCTACACGCTGCCGGAAGAAGGCGGCGCTTCGCTGCGCGCTGTCGGATGGGACTGTGATGGCGTCGTCAGGCGCGACGGTCATGGCTGGCAGAGCCGCGAAGGTCGGCGTGATGACCAGCCCACGCAGGCCAAGGTCAGGTGGAGACGCACGCTAAACGCGCCGAGAAAGGGCGTGTATACCGAGCAGACCCCCCCCGACCCTACGTAGTCCTCGACTTTCTCTCGCTAGCCTCAAACATTGACCATCAAAGGTGACGGATGGGACGCCCAACAGCCCGCGGTAGCAAGCACAAGCCAAAGGACGTCGTGGAGATCTGCACATCCGCGACGACTGTGGAGTACCTGCGCGCCAGCCTGGAGCAGCTCGAGCAGGCCGTTGTCGATGCCACCGACAGCAAGTCATGGCAGGCGATGGCCTCGCTTAAGTACCGCGCGCTCGAGACGCGCCAGCGTTTGGACGAGGAGCTCGCGAAGGCCGCGCTGCCTGACGAGAGCATGAGCGACGAGGAGTTGCTGGGCATCATCGTGCAGGCTGTCGGCCAGTTCAGCGTTCAGCAGATCGAGCGCCTCGAGGATGCGATCGCCTTCCGGCGTGGCCGGCCGGTCGTGCGCCTGGTGGAGACTGGTTGATGCTTGGCATACCTTCAATGTTTTCGTACTACGGCGGTAAGTGGCGGGCGGCTCCGAGGTATCCTGCGCCTATCCACGACACGATCATCGAACCTTTTGCGGGCTCGGCTGGCTACGCTCACCGATACCCAGATCGAAACGTGATCTTAGTGGAGCTGAACCCAAAGGTGGCTGCGACATGGCGGTACCTGCTCCGTGTGTCTGCTTCCGAGGTTCGCGCTCTGCCGCTCTTACAGCCTGAGCAGACCGTCAACGAACTACCCGTATGTGAGGAGGCACGCTACCTCATCGGATGGGCGGTAAACTCAGCGACGACGGCGCCTTGTCAGTCGCCGTCTAAATGGATGCGTATGCACATGGAGCATGGAGACGTGACGGCCCAGTTTTGGGGCGAGGCGAAGCGTGAGCGCATCGCGCAGAGCGTGGAGCGCATCCGACATTGGAGGCTGATCGAAGGCGACTACACCGACGCACCCGACGTACTCGCCACATGGTTCGTTGATCCTCCCTACGCCGTGGCGGGCAAGCACTACGTCACCAAGTTCACCGAGTACGCGGCCCTCGCGGCGTGGTGCCGCGAGCGCAAAGGGCAGACGCTCGTCTGCGAGAACGTCGGCGCGGATTGGCTCCCGTTCCGGCACTTCGCGGACATCGCATCGAACCCAGGGCGGCACGGCGGCAAGGTGAGCGAAGAGGCGTTGTGGCTTCAAGAGACGGGTTCAGAATGAGTCTCTCCGCGATGGCGATGGCGGCAGCGCGTCTCTCGCGTCGGACGCAGACAGACCCGCTGGCGTACTTCACGCCGACGCAGCCGCAGCTCGACTTCCTGTCGCACACGTCGAGGATCAGGCTCGCCCGCTCGGGCAACCAGATCGGGAAGACCACGATGGGTTTGGTGGATCTCATTTACCGCGCGCTCGGGTCGCATCCGTACCAACTGGTGCGCGCAGCTCCGATCGAGGCGTGGATCCTGTGCCAGTCGTGGGAGTCGTCGCTGTCGATCCAGGGCAAGCTGTGGGAGCTTCTCCCGAAGGACAGTCTCGCACTAGACACGGAGTACACGGCAGGCAAAGGCTTTCGCGGCAAGACACCCGTGGTGCGCCTGCGGAACGGATCGATCATCCGTGTCCGCACGGTGGCGCAGGGAACGCTCGCGCTGGCTGGCTCGACAATCGATGTGTGCCTGATCGATGAGCCGTGCCCAGAGTCGGTCTACAACGAGATCATCCCGCGCGTGTTCGCGCGCAACGGCGTCGTGATGATCACGCTTACGCCGGTCGGCGCTGACCTCAAGTGGTTGAAGGCGCTCGTTGAGGCCGGCATCGTGACCGACCTGCACTTCCCGCTGACGCCGGAGAACACGCGACCGATCGGCGCGAGGGAGCCGCGCAAGACGCAGGCACAGATCGATGAGCTTGCGAACCAGTTGCTACCGCAGGAGCGCGCCCAGCGCCTCGACGGGGAGTGGGAAGGCGAGTGGGCCGAGGATCGCGTGTTCCGCGCGTTCGATCCGGCACGCCACGTGAAGGACGAGGCGCCTGTCGGCGAGGTGCTGATCGGCGTCGGCATCGACCACGGCACCGAGGCCGGCGCCCAGGTGGCGATCCTGTCGGCCGTCTTGCGCGATGGCGGCGACGGACACCCGCGCATCTGGGTGCTCGACCAGGTGCAGAGCGACGGAATGACCACGCCAGAGCAGGACGCCGAGGCCATCCTCGGTATGCTCAAGAGGGCCGGCTTGCGCTGGGAGAACGTGGATCGCTGGGTCGGTGACCGTCGCGTCTTCGGTCGCAAGAACGGTTCGCTCAAGTCGAACGCCATGCTGATGACCGCTATGGAGCGCAGGATGAACCTGCCGACCGGAAGCCTTCCGTTCCGCATCCAGACAGCGTGGAAGCCGAAGGGATCGGTCTACTCTGCGTATCGCCTGCTTCAGGCGTGCATGCTTCAAGGCGGCTTCATGGTGCACCCGCGCTGTAAGGGTCTGATTGATGACCTCCTCAAGTTCGACGGTCGCGAAGCATCGGAGCACAAGCACGCGATCGATGCCTTGCGTTACGGCGCAGTCGAGCTCGTGAGCCGTCGCCTCTACAACCCGACCGCGATACGGCTGGGCTGAACAGGGGGCAACGTGTACGCCTACTCCAAGATGCCGACTCCTCCAGCGCCCTCGAACCCAGAGGAGGCGATGAGGTGGGAACACAGTCGTCACCGGAGGGCCCTGATGGAGGGACGCTGGCAGCGCCTCCTCGAGGATCGGCTCCAAACGCAGCTCGGCAGCACGCGACGTCAGGCATGGGGCCTGCCTGACATGGGGACGAACGCCTACCGTCAGGTGTGCTACTCGCTCGCCTGCCTCTACGATTCCGAGCCTGACGTAAAGCACAACAGGGCCGGCGACGTCTCCGCGCTGACCGACATGATCTCCCGCTCTGGGCTGTGGCCGCAAATGTCGCGGTTCCAGGCGATGACGATCGCGCTCCGCGAGATGTGGATGCGCGTGGACGTCGAGGATGGTCGCATCATCTACCGACCTGTCGCGCCCGACATGACGATCGCCGAGAGCGATCCGAGCCGGCCGACAATCCCGACTGCCTACGCCGAGGTGCGCCTTCGCCATGTGCGGGGCGAGACTGTGTGGTGCTGGGACGTCCTCGACATTCGCGACCCGGAGAACCCGTCCTATACGGTGCGTCTCGCGACTGATGATGCCAAGTTCGGAGAGGACGTCACCGAGGAGGTCCTCGGCGCACGCTTCGACGGCGCGGCCTACCCCTACCGACGCACGCCTCGAGGCGACGAGGTGCTCGGCGCACCGATCCTTCCGGTCGTGCTGTACCACGCGAGCCTTTACGGCGATCGCCTTTTCGACCCATTTTTCGGCGTTGAAACCTACGAAGCGTCGTTGAACCAATCTGTGTTCAGCACGTTCTTGGCACACTCCATCAGGGACGCTTCGTTTCCCCAGAGGTACGCGATCGGCGTCCGCATCGCCGGATCCGACATGGTTGACGGCGGCACGCGAGGCCAGCGCGTCGAGGTCGTGACCGACCCGACGACGATCCTGATGCTGGACGCCGCGATGGAACAACAACCCCAGGTCGGACAGTTTACAGCCGGAGCGGACGTTTCCACGCTCGAGGCCACCATCGCCGCCCTAGCACATCGCCTCGCGACGGACGCTGGACTGTCTCCTTCCGAGCTCCAGCGGACGAGCGGCTCGGCCAAGAGCGGCTACGCGATCAGTCTGTCGAACGAAGGCCGTCGTGAGGCCCAGCGCAAGTACATCCCGCAGCAGCGTGAGGGCGACGAGCGCCTCCTCGCCGTGACGGCCACGCTGTTTAATCGCGCCATGGGGACGCAGTTTCCCGAAGGCGGCTACTCGATCCTGTATCGCGAGATCCCGCTCTCGCCGGAAGAACTCTCCAGCCGTCGTCAGCATGTGCTTGAGATGCTCGAGGCTGGCCTGATGCGCCGCGTGGATGCGCTCCGTTACTTCGGCTCGCTGTCCGAGGAAGACGCTCGCGCCGCGCTCGAGGCCATCGATGCAGAGAAGGCGCCGACCATCGCGGAGCAAGAATCGGAGGGTACGAGGCCGGCGCCCGCGCCGCAGGTATCCACTGACGCGCAGCACGGCGAGGACATGGCCGACGCGGCAGAGGAGATCACCGCGAGCACTGAGGCGATCCGCGCGCTCCTCGCTGGCGATGTGCCGGAGGCTACCCGTCGTGTCCTCGAGGCCGTCGCCGAGAGTCTCGCGGAGGCCGCGGGCTATCTCGGTGCTGGCCCGATGGTCGAGGCCGAGGTCAAGCTCCCCGGTGAGGAGGACGACGCGATGCCAGAGACGGAGAGCTGATGCCGTTCATCTCCGAGCGACAGCGCGACTATCTCCAGCGCGAGCATCCGGCCGTCTATCGGCGGTTCCTGCGCGACGAGCGGGCGATGGGGTTTGAGTTGCGGGCGCCCGCTGACGTCGCCGAGGTGGCGAAGCGCGGCCTCGAGGCTCGCGAGCGGTACGGCCGTGGCGGTACGCTCGTGGGTGCGCGCAGGGCACGGCAACTTGCCGAGCGTCAGGTCGTGAGCATCGAGACGATCAAGCGCATGGTCGCGTACTTCACGCGACACGCCGTGGATCTTGAGGCGCCTGCCGCGAAGCCTGGACACCCGGACTACCCAAGCGCCGGCCGCATCGCGTGGGATCTCTGGGGCGGTGCGCCTGGTCGAGCATGGGCACGCCGGCAACTGACAGTATGGGAGCGCGTTCAGCGCGAGGAGGGCAAGTGAGCACAGAGGAAGGGACTGACACGACGGGCGCAGAGGCGCGTATTCGGCAGCTGGTCGCGCGAGTGAAGGAGCTCGAGGGCCGCGTCGGAGAACTGACGCCGCTCGCCGAGCAGGCCGACAAGTACAGGACGCAGATCGAGGAGGTCAAGGCGCAGAGCAAGGCCGAGCGTGAAGCGCTACGCATCGAGCGCGAGATCTCCTCGGCCGGCATCACCGACACCGAGGGCATGGAGTACGTCGTCCACGCCTACGGCAAACTGCCTGCCGAGGGTCGGCCTCCGCTCGCGGAGTGGCTCGCTGCGAAGGACTCGCTCCCTCGCGCTGTGCGTGCGTACCTGCCGGAAGCCACTCCGGCCGCAGCGCCGGCACCGACGACGATGCAGATGCCGAAGGCCAACGCTGGCGTGACGTCGCAGGCTGTGACGCCTACGGCAGCATGGACCCCCGAAGCGATCATGCGGCTGTCTCCGAGCGAGTTCAAGGCCAACTTCGCGGCGATCAAGGCGTCGGGCGGCGTGCCTTGACAGGCTGTCACGGACGGTAGTACGGTAGCCGTGAGGCACACGCCTCACGCGCTCGGGGCAAGCTCCCGTAAAAAGCGACAGGCGCGGCAACGTCAAACCTTCATAGGAGGCCAACATGGCCAACATCGACTTTGCCGCTCTTGACGGCAACGCCCGCGCCGCTGCGGTTCTGTTCCAGTCCATCGTGATGAAGCTCGCCGACACCGGCAGCCTCCGCAACGCGACCTGCTTCCTCAACGTCGGCAGCATCAACGGCTCCGGCTCTGACAGCATCCAGGTGCCTGTCGTCGGCCT